ATTGGAGACTATTGGGTAGCTGTTAAAGAAGATAGACCTATAGATGACAGCATAATCGTACTTATGAAAATGTCAGTGACAGGTTTAATTGGAGTTATTGGTGGTTACATTGGTGGTAGTAAATGAGAGATACTAAATCAATAGAAAGCTTTTTAAAAGAGAAATACAAAAAAATTACTGAGATGAGTTTGTTTAGACACTTGAAAAAAGAGGTAGAAACAGGGGCTAGTGGAACTCAAGATTACGTGATAAAAAAGGGACCTAATAAAGATAAAATAGCAAAAAAATAGAAAGGGTATTATGGAAGAAGATCACTTTATAGATAAAATAAGAAAAATAATTAAGATGAGACACGATGATACGGTTTCAGCTATGGCCTCAGGTGGGGTTGACAGTATGGAAAAATATCAGTATATGCTAGGACAGATACGGACGTATCAATATTTAAGTCAGGAGATATCCAGCCTGCTAAACAAAAAGGAGCAAAAAGAAAATGAAGGAACAGTTGTCAACATCGGTTCAAAAACCAAAGATTGAACTACCGAATAAAACATTAGTTGGTGTCAAACCAACAGAAAAAAAATCAGATGAAATAGGAAAAACTCCTAAACCTACGGGTTGGAGAATTTTAGTTCTACCTTTTAAACAAAAAGAAAAGACTAAAGGTGGAATTATATTAGCTGATGAAACAGTAGAACGATCACAAGTAGCATCAACTTGTGGTTTAGTTTTAGACATGGGACCACACTGCTACGATAAAGAACGATACCCAGAAGGTCCATGGTGTAAGAAAGGTGATTGGATTATCTTTGCAAGATACGCTGGATCACGAATTAAAATAGATGGGGGTGAGATAAGACTTTTGAATGATGATGAAGTTTTAGCGACCGTGGATAACCCTAAAGACATATACCACGAATTTTAACAACCATAGGAGAAACTATGCCAGAAACAGAAAATGATAAAACAGTTGAATTAGACGTAACCGGACCGGGAGCGACTATTGAACTACCAGAAACAGAAAATGATACAGATAAAACTTTTGAAAACGAGGAAAAAAAGAATGAAGCAAATATTACGTACGATAATAAGCCCAATGACGCATCTGAGAAATCTGATGAGCAGCCTGTTCTTCGAGATGAAAAGAATGAAGGCGGAGAAGTTGTACAGAAAACTTCTGAAGAAGGGAGTGATAAACAAAAAGATAACTCTAAAGACGTTGAAGAATACTCTGAAGGCGTTAAGAAAAGAATAGCAAAACTCACTAAAAAAATGCGTGAAGCAGAAAGACAAAAAGATGAAGCTTTGTCTTATGCAAATCGTATTAAAAGTGAGAGAGATAGATATGAAGCTACAGCCACAGGTTTAGATAGAAATTATGCCGCAGAAATGGAAGGCAGAATTACATCATCGTTAGCAGCCGCTCAAGCAAAACTTGCAGCAGCTAGAACTAATGAAGACTCTAAAGCTGAAGTAGAGGCTTTAACTCAAATATCTCAATTAGGTTATGAGCAAGGTAAATTAGCTGAGATTAAATCTCAACATGCTATGCAAGATAGCGCAGCTAACGAAAAACCTACATTACAACAACCAGTAAGACAACCGGCACCTGTAAGAGATCCTAAAGCGGAAGCATGGGCTGAGGAAAATGACTGGTTTGGTAAAGATAATGCCATGACTTATACAGCATTTGACCTACATAGAAAACTTACTGAAGAGGAGGGTATGGACCCACAATCTGATGAATATTATAATGAGGTGGATAGAAGAATAAGACTTGAATTCCCCCATAAGTTTGATAAAGTAGAACAAAAGATTAGTAAACCTACACAAAACGTTGCCTCTGCAACGCGTAGTTCAAAGACTGGTCGCAAAACTGTGAAGCTCACACCGACACAGGTAACAATAGCTAGAAAGCTAGGTGTGCCACTAGAAGAGTATGCGAAACAACTTATAATCACGAAGGAGGTATAGGCATATGATAAACAATAAACCAACTCGTGCGAGCCAAAGTAAAAGCGATTCTACAAAAGTAGATTCACAAGCATCTACGATTAAACCCAAAGTTGCTACAAAACCTTGGACTCCACCATCGTACTTAGATACGCCCAACGCGCCAGAAGGATTCAGACACAGATGGGTCAGAATAGAAATCATGGGATTTCAAGATACTAAGAACATACAAGGACGCTTAAGGTCCGGTTATGAACTTGTAAGATCTGATGAATATCCAAATGAGGACTTTCCAGCAATCATGGATGGCAAATACGCAGGGGTAATCGGGCACGGAGGCCTTGTGCTGACAAGGGTACCGGAAGAGATCGCAAAACAACGACAAGATTATTATGCTAAAGAAGCTAGTGATCAACAACGTGCAATCGACAACGATCTTATGAAGGAACAGCATAGGGGAATGCCTATCGATATTGATATGCAAACTCGTACAACCTTCGGTGGCAAAAAGTAATTTTACTTTAAACCAACGAAATTTTATAAACCGAACTGGAGGCCCCTCGGGGCAGGTTCATAAGGAGAAAATAATATGGCTAACGCTTCAACAACAGGGTTTGGTTTCAAACCCATTAAGATGGTTGGACAGTCGTATAATAATGCCGGTTTAAGTGAGTGGAATGTAGCCGCTTCTTCAGCTTTAATTTGTCATAGCGCTTTGACAATTTTGACTGCTGATGGAGTTGTGCTTACTGCCGCTAACGGAGGGGTTAATAACCTCGGCGTACTTAACGGTGTATTTTATACAGATGCAACAACTAGTAAACCAACATGGTCGAACTATTCGCCCGCTTCTAACACAGCTACAGACATAGTTGCACTTATCAATGATAATCCGCAACAAATGTTTGAAGTAATGTCTGCAGATACTGCATTCAATGCTAATGAAGTAGGACATTGTGCCGATCAAGTTACAGCTAATGGCGGCGCGCCGTTGTTCAATTCACAATCAAAGATATCAGCAACAACAGCAGCAGGAACAGCTCAACTAAAAATAATAGGTGTTTCAAGAGATCCTGATCATTCTGACACAACTGAAGAGGGCTTTGCTCTTAGAGTTATGATTAATGAACATATCTTAGGAAACAACGTAGCAGGTATATAAGGAGATAAAATATGGCTATATCAAGAAACCAACTCGTAAAAGAGTTAGAGCCAGGATTGAATGCTTTATTCGGCCTGGAGTACAAACAGTATGAAAATCAGTCAGCTGATATTTATACTACAGAGTCATCTGACAGAGCTTTTGAAGAAGAAGTAATGTTAAGTGGTTTTGCACAAGCACAAGTGAAACCGGAAGGTTCAGGTGTTACATATGATAACGCTCAAGAAACTTTCACAGCTAGATACACTAACGAGACTATTGCTCTCGCTTTTGCTATCACTGAGGAAGCAATTGAGGACAATCTATATGACAGACTGGCTTCTAGATACACTAAAGCTTTAGCAAGATCTATGGCTCAAACTAAGCAAGTAAAAGCAGTTAATCCGCTTAATAACGGATTTGGTACATTCACTTCAGGTGATGGATCAGAGCTTTTTGCTACAGACCACCCTACAATTGCTGGAACTGTGTCTAACACACTAGCAACTGCTGCGGATTTAAACGAAACTTCATTAGAACAAGCATTGATTGATATCGCTGCTATGACTGATGAAAGAGGTTTAAAAATCGCTGCTAAGGGTATGAAGATGATCATCCCATCTGCACTACAATTCACAGCTGAAAGACTTATGGCTTCTGCTGGTAGAGTTGGAACTGCTGATAATGATATCAATGCTATCAAATCTATGGGGATGATTCCTCAAGGTTACTCTGTTAACAATTACTTAACAGACACTGATGCGTTCTTTATTATTACAGACGTGCCAAATGGTATGAAACATTTCCAAAGAACTCCTATGTCTACTAAAATGGAAGGGGATTTCGATACTGGTAATGTTAGATACAAAGCTAGAGAAAGATACGTTTTTGGCGTATCTGACTATAGAGGTATCTTCGCTTCACCAGGAGCTTAATACTTAAATATTTTGTGGCGGGACATAGTTCCGCCACATTTAACTACGAAAGTGATAATATGAAAAAAACTCTCATCAATATCTGGGCTTACAATCACCATGCTAAATTTAGTATTGAACATGTTGAAGACACACCAGAATTAGTTGAAAAAGCTATACTTGACAAACTTGGAGAAAATAGTATAGTCTGGGAATATCTCGGAGATAGCTATCATTCGGGAATAAATAGAATAACTTATGAAGAGGTTATTAATGATACAAGACCTATACAAAGCAAAAAGGTCCTTGGAGTTGAAGTGGGAACAGGAGCATCTAGATAATAATAGATATACTCTTGAAATGGTCAGAATTGATGACAAAGTTAAAGAAGTCATTACTAAGATCAAGCTTGAAGAAGCTAGAATTGCTCACATACAGAACAACGTAGAAGGTTCTGCTCCACAAGTTTCTGTAGCTACTTAGACAAAAGCTACATCGCTGAAATGCATAAATACCTAGGGATCTCTTGCACTCTACTAAAATATAATATATAAATAACTCACTATACAATTTAAAACGATACGTAGACGCGTATAGTCGACGGCCTAGAGACTATGTATCATAACTAGGAGGATAAAATTATGGCAAATACTACATTTAATGGTCCGGTAAGATCTGAAAAAGGTTTTGAAGTGGCTACTAAAAACGCAACAACAGGTGCATTTACAACTAGATATAGTTCAGCTTTACCTGATATGACAGGTTTAACTTTAACTGATTTAGCAACAGGTGCTAACATTACTTTGATTAATAATTCAATGAATGTTACTAACTACACAGGTGCAGCAGCAGCTGCAGCAGCATTACCAGCAGCAACACAAGGTGATGTGTGTGTTTACGTGCAATCAGTTGACACAACTGGTGGAACTAACACTTTAACTTTTAATGCAGCTGGAACTGATGTTTGGGCTACTGGTTCAGTAATTGAATCAAGAGCAGCAGCAGAAGTAACTTTTGACATTTCAACTGCAGGTGAAACACAGTTAGTTTATACACCAGCTAACGCGGCTACAAACTTGTTTACAACTGGAAGCATGATTGCTTTTATTTGTTACGAAACAGGCACATGGACTATCGCATCTAGAATGGGTGGTGCAGCAGACGCAACTACAGGTGCATTTGCATTTGCAGCGTAATAATTAATTTAGTGTGGGGCTTCGGCCCCACATAAATTTTAAGGAGGAAAAACTATGAGTTCATTTTCAAGTGACCAAACAACTCTTAACAAAACTACATGGGC